GTGTTCTCCAGTCTGTTGCACTGGAAAGATATGATCGCAGAGATGAGAGTTTAAGTAAATGTTTTAAAGAAACGAAATACTAGGTTCTGCACCGTCTCCGTTTCGGTGGCCGAACCGAAGGCACGAATGCCCTGAACTTCGTCCGCCTTGACGGCGGCAACGGTTGGCAGATGCAGGGTATTGAACGGCAGCATGTCCCGCTTGCCGCCCACGGTGACGTTGCCCGGCGCGCCGCGTTCGCGGGTCGGAACGAGCGCCAGGGAGTCGTTGTTGCGCTCGATCATCACGGAGGTCGTGGTGATGCCTTCTTCGTCGAAGAGGCTGTCGAACAGCGTGGGCTGCGCCTCGCCCTCAGGTGGATTGTTGATGGCGGCGGTCAGCGTATCGACGCTGAAGGCGTCGTCGTTGAAAATGTCCATTGTCACGGGCATGGTGTTCTCCTGTTGAGGTACGCCGCCTTAGCGGACGATGATGTAGCGGGTTTTGAGGTCTGCCTCGGCGGCGGCATCAACGCCGGTCAGCCGTTCGCGGATGACCTCGGAGAGACGGGCGATGATGACGGCCTGGCGCGGCTGCGCGGATTCTCCGAGTTGCGTGTAGAGAACGGCGACCGCAATCTCCGTGCCGTCCGTGGCGGTATGGTTGTACGGCGCGTACTCGCCCGTCGCGGTGACGATGCCCAGTACGGTGCCGGAGAGGAGCGCGCCGCCGGCGGCGACCGTGACCTGTTCGCGGGCGATGGATTCGTCGCCTTCCGAAAGAAGGAATTCGGCGGTGTGATTGGTTTCTTTCAGAATCATGGTCATGGTCATGCTCCTTTCTTGCCCTTGCGGGCGGCATAGATTTCGGTATGGTTGGGATTGCTGGCCTTCGTCTTTGGATTGCCAGTCACGACGGGTTCCTTGTTGTCGATCTCGCGGCCGGCGTTGACGATGAGTTTGTCGAACAGGCGGGCGCGAACGGCCTCGGCGGAAAGGCCGCTCTTGATGTAATCGGTGGCCAGTTCGGGCAGTCTGGCTGTTGCGCACAGGTCGCGGACGGCCTGCACGCGCCCGGTTTCAGCGGTCACGGCGGCATCGTCGGTGAGATTCGTATTCATGATGAGCACCTCGGAAAGTTCAGGGACGCCCGCTTTCAGGCAGGCTTGGGCGATGCGCGCGGCGGCACGGGCGGCGCGGGCGGCGATCTGTGCCGGGTCTTCTGCCGGCGGCAAATCGTTTTCAGGCGGCGGATCGTGTTCTTCCGCTGGCGGTTCCGTCTCGTCGCCGGTTTCCTCGGCGGCATCGAGCAGTGCCTTCGGCGGATGTTTGAAACGCGCCAGCAGGCCGGTGGCGCCACGGCAGGCGCGTATGTTGGCGGCGGTTTCGGCAATGGCGTCGGCAAGGCCAAGCGCCACGGCTTCGTCAGCCGACAGCCACGTTTCCTCATCGAGCATCACGACCAGTTCGGCAGCATCTATTGCGGTTGCCTTGCGCTGGTAGGCGGCGATGATGCTGTCGCGCGCCTTGTCCATCATGTCGGCGGTCTTACGCAGATCGTCCGCTTCGCCGTAGGCAAACGTCCACGGGTTGTGAATCATCATCATGGCCGACTGGCCGATGACGACACGCGACGCCCCAACGGCTATGACGCTGGCGGCGCTGGCGGCCAGGCCGTCAATGCGCGCCGTCAGCCGGTCGCCGAGACGCTGCGCCCAGCCGTTGAGCGCGAAGCCGTCGAAGATATCGCCGCCAGGCGAATTGATCGCCAGCGTGACCGGCGACTTGCCGTCGTCGATAGCCTTGAAGTCGTTGATGAACTGAGCGGCTGTGATGCCCCATATACTGATTTCGTCGTAGATGAGGACTTCGATTGATTCGACGGCGCCATCCGCCCCCGCCCTGGCCTCGATGCGATACCAGCTTCGACCGGCGACGGGTTGCGTGGACGGCGTTCTGGCAAAGATGCGCGGCCGATATGATTCTCTCATGGCTGTTCCCCTTCGGGTGGTTTCTCTTTGGAGTCGGTGAATTCGCTCGCGTTGTCTCGGTGGCGCGCGTCGCTTTCATAAGCCAGGCCCAGACTGTCGGCGCGCGCGTTGTCGGCGGCCTGCTCGGCGTCGATCATCTCGGCATCGTAGCCCTGGCGCAGCGCGACCTCGGCGCGCGAGGTGAAGCCAGAGCGCACTTCCATCCGGCGGGCCTGTACGTCCTGCACCGGATGCAGGTAGGGCCATCCCTGCGGCACCCAGCGGGTGCGCAGATAGACGCGGCGCTGCTCGGCGTAGCCCGGCAATGACACCGCGCCGGCCAGCACCGCAGCATCCAGCCACGCCGCCCGTACCGGCCGGCAGAGTTGATGGACGAAGACGTTCCATTGCCGTTGTTCGATGCGGCGGCGAAAGTCGTTCAGCGCCACGCGAATCACGCGGTCATTGACGTTGCGCATATCGCCGGTCAGCGTCTCATACGGCAGCCCGGCGCCGGCGGCCACGGCCAGCAGTTGCTGGCGCATGAAGTCCGGGTAGGCGCCGCCGGCATCCGGCGGATCGCTGAATTTCACGTCCTCGCCGGGCAGCAGCTTCTGCATCGTCCCCGGTTCCAGACCGATCATCGGCGTGAATCCGTCGTCGTCGGTTTCAACGGCATATCCGGTCGCCGGATCAATATTGGTATCCTCCGGCGTTGGTTCGTAGATGAAGCCAGCGAACAGGTTGGCGACTTCCTGCCGGAACAACACGGCGTCATCGAAATCGTCCAGCGACTTGAGCCGCGCCAGTACCGGAGCCAGCACCGGAACGCCGCGCAACTGACCGGGGCGCAACGGCTCGAAAATGTGCAGCACCTGATCGGCCGGCACCGGCACCAGTTCGTTGTAGCTCGGCGCCATTCCGTCGTTCGGATGAAATCGCCACATCCAGTAGGCGACACGCTGGCCGATGCCGTTGAACTCGATACCCGCGCGAATGATGTTGCCGCCCGGACTCAACTCGTTCTTGTCATGCGGAACGAACTCGGGTTCCAGCACTTGCAGTTGCAGCGGCACCGACAGGCCGTCCGATGGGCGGCGCGGACGAAGGCGCACAAAGCATTCGCCCGCCTCGTGCATCGTTCGGCAGATCATCGCCTGCTGGCCGTAGAAGTCCGCGCAGCCGTCAGCGTCGGATTTTTCCGTCCAGTCATCCCACAGGTATTGCAGGGCGGCGCGGATGTCAGGATCGGGATGGCGCGGCTTCGGCGTGATGCCGGTGCCGATGGTGTTGGATACCAGACTGTCGATTGCCGAAAAGGCGTAAGGATCGTTCCTCGTGGCCGTGCGCGAGCGGTTGCGCAGGGTGCGCAGATTGGGCAGCGATGCAGCAGTCGGGCCGCTGTCGTTGGCTTTCCACGATTTCGACCGGCGGCCATTGCCGGCGCCATCGTAGCTGTTATTGAGACGTGTCGGCAGCATGAAGCCGCGCCGCAACAGGTTAGGAAAGACGGCCACGTCAGAAACCCTTGCCGGCATGATAGACGCGTGATACACGCGGGCGCGGCAGGGGCTGCCGTATTTCGACCAGCATGGCGTTGCGCGCCTTGATGAGTTCGTCAATCGAACGGTACTCAACAGTGCGGTCGGTAAAGCGCACCACGCGCTCGCCCTTGGCGATGGCACGGTCGATCCGTTCAATATCCTCTTGCGTGAAAGCCATGTCGGTTCCTTATCGTCGGCTCAGGTAGCTCGATGTCATGGCTACCCGCCGCGTCCTCTGTCTGGGCGCAGGCGGCTGCGGTTCTGGTTTGCGCGGCAACGGTTCTGGCGCGGTCGATGGCTCTGGCGGCTCGATGGCCGCTTCAACACTGCGCTTCGCCAGAACCAGCCGGCGCTCGATCTTCAAGCCTTGCAGCGCCGCATAGGCGTAGGTGCGGCAGTCGGTTCCCTCGTTGCGCGCGCCGGGCGGGTTCACCCATGTCCGCACCTCGTTGCCACGCTTGTCCAGCTTTGTGACACGGCGCTCAACGGTGGCCTGCGCGAACCAGTCGTCGTAGGCAACGGAAAAATGGCAGTAGCCCGGCCGCCCTTCGGCCACCTGCCAGCGCGAGTAAATCGTGTCCTTGGCGGTATCGACGCCGATCAGGCGTACCGTGTGCCCGCGATATTTCTTGCTGCGCGTCACGCGTTTGGGCCAAACCGGATACGGCCCGAACTTTCCCTTGATGCCCCAGATGTTGCGGCTGGCGCGCGGTGTGGCGAACTCGTAGACCTGCTGCGTGAAATGCCCGGTATCAATGCAGCAGCCAGCGACGCGCAGCACGCGTCCGTCGGTGGTAGTAAAGCGGGCTGTCGCCAGCAGTTCATCGAGGCGCTGCCAGACATCCGGATCGGCGGGA